GATAAAAAGTCAACGTGAGAAAAAAATAAAAGAAATATGCCCAGGTATTCCATATTCAAGCGGCATATATGCTTTTTACAGAACTGATGAAGCAGGAATAAGAAGAAGCTACGTAGGGCAGGCAGTTAGCCTTTGTGAGAGATGTGCGAGCCATTTAGGAGAATACGATCACATAGCGTTAAGTCTTAAAAAACATAAATTTTACAGTGAAAGTAACCCCACTGGATGGAAACTTACATATATGACGTGCAAAAAAAGTGAACTCGACCAGAAAGAAATTGAAACGATCAAATCTTTTGCTGACAAAGGTTTTCAGATGTATAACATCACAGCAGGTGGGCAGTCGACAGGAAAGCAAGTAACAGGACAGTATAAACCGCCAAAGACATATATGCAAGGCATACAGCAAGGCAAGAAAACTCTTGCCAGAGAACTGTCACACATCATAGATACGCACTTGCAAGTTTCTTTGAAGCCAGAGAAGCAGAGCAACAAAGTATCAATCCGGGCTTTTGAAAAGTTTCAGAACTTGATTGATGAGAATACATACAAAGAAAAAGATTAAAGGAGAAATCAGATATGTACGAAGAAACATACGTAAAAAGCGATGGGCACGGAGGAGAAAAAATCATCGGGGAATATCGTGACCCGGCAATGGAGCCTGATGTTAAATTCGTATCCGAATTTTCGTCTGATGGAAAATTTTTAGGAATGCGCAAAGTAAAAAGAAGCCTGTACGACTGATAACAAAGAGGTATAACACATGGACGCATTACGGCATCAAAAACACATGCAATGGATGCAGAACCGTAAGGATATTTATTATTTCATCCGTAAATACGCAATGTCTCACAAAGGGACTCCAACAACCAAGAAGATATCTGAGGAACTAGATATCAGCAGGAGTGCCGTCCAAAGGCATCTAAGGCAGTTTGAGGACGACGGATTGATCGTATTTCACGGAACCGGCTCGCACAGGACATATGAACTGATAGGAGTAAAGAAACATGAAACTTTATGACGTATACGACGGTTCAAAGTATATTGGGGAGCTGACGCTTGCTGAAATATCAGAATTGACAGGAAAGACAAGAAGTCAGATATCGCAGGCAATTAGCGGGGCATATGACATTAACGGAAGATATGCGGTCATATATGATGGGCAGCAAACAATCGCATACTCAAACAAGAATGATCGCAGGATGTTGATGGAATTTGACATTCTGACTCAGAAGATAAGGAGGGCTGTTGGATGGGAAAGTTGAAGATCAAAAAGCAAAAAATCCAAAAGAACTCAATCCCTGCGCCGCTTAATGTAACCAATTTTACAATGGAACAGATATCCAGACAGACCGGAGTAAGAATTGAATCTCTTAAAACGTATTTGGATTCAAAAGAACAGGAAATTAGAGAACAGACCGTTAAAGAATTTCAGGAAAAGCTGTGGAAAGCAGAAGATTATATTGCTGTGGCAAATATTTTAATTTCTGTTATCGCAATTAAGAAAGCATGGGGATTCAAGAAAGCAAACCAGAATTTCATTGATAAGATTACCGAAGCAGAAAGATATGTTGAGGAAGTCGGTGTTGAAGCAGCATACAAGGAAATTAAGGAAGAAATGGGCTTGCAGATTGAATTTGATTCTTTTGATATTAATAGGGAATTTGGGTTCGGAGAGTATGAGGAGAAAGGATAAAAATGAAATTTATAGATTTTTTCGCAGGAATCGGAGGATTTCGCAGGGGAATGGAATTAGCGGGGCATGAATGCGTTGGTTTTTGCGAATTTGATAAATTTGCTACTGCGAGTTACATCTCAATGCACTTGCTGACAGACGAGCAGCGAAAGACATTGGAAGACATTCCTATCAAGAAAAGACAAAAGGAGATATTAAAAGATGAATACAGAAACGGTGAGTGGTACGCAAATGACATTAGAAGAGTGTATGCCGGAGACATTCCAAAATCCGACTGCTGGTGCTTTGGATTCCCCTGTTTTGCCAAAGGAACTTATATTCTTACAGAAAAAGGATATATCCCAATTGAAGATGTATCTGTCGGAGATAAAGTCCTTACGCACAAAGGAAGATGGAGAAAAGTTACAGCAACAATGCACAGGGACGGAGCAAGACTCTGGGATGTCAATGGATTCGGAATATTGCCAACAAGAACCACGGCAGAGCATCCGTATTATGTCACTAAGCCAGATCAGCCAATGGAATTCAAAAAAGTGGAACAACTTGATGACAGTTGGTATTCCACAATGGTTTTGCCTGATGCAGAATCCGATGGATATAGCAAGGAAATGTGGTGGATTATCGGACGTTATCTTGCTGATGGGTGGAGAGTTGAACGAAAAGACAGACCAAGTGGAGGAAGAATCGTGTTCGCAATCAGCGATGATAAGAGGGCAGAATTCGAACAGCGATTGCGAGAAGCGAAACTACATGGAACTTACACAAAAGAACGAACTTGCGGAAAGTATCATGTGTGCAATAACCAATTATACGAATACCTTGAAAAGTTCGGAAAATACGCACATGGAAAACGAATTCCAAGAGAAGCATTGTGTTTGCCACGAGAGAAAGCAAAATACTTCTTCGATGGATATATGTCCGGGGATGGAAGAAACGATCGAGAAGAAGCAACATCAACCAGTGCAGCACTCATTCTTGGCATGTGCATTATTGCACAGCGACTTGGAAAATCTGTTCCAGCTGTTTACTACACTAGAAGAGATGAAAAATGTGTTATCCAAGGAAGGGAATGCCGGCAAAGAGATACATATACATTCCGAATATCTAGTAAATCAGTTAAAGGACATTATCGTGCAAGATATGTTTGCAGAGAATTGTATCAGCCAACAGAATCTGATGATTTTGGAACAGTGTATAACATCAGTGTTGAAGAAGACAACTCATATGTTGCAAACGGAGCAATTGTCCACAATTGTCAGGACATATCCGTTGCAGGAAAGCAAGCCGGATTTCAAGGAAACCGTTCAAGCCTGTTTTTCAGAGTTATGTACCTTGTCGGACAGCTCAAAGAAGAAGATAAACCCACTTACCTTTTCATTGAGAACGTTAAAAATCTGCTTAGTGTTAATGGAGGATGGGATTTCGCCAGACTGCTCATTGAAATGGAGCAGCAGGGGTATGATGCAGAATGGCAAGTGCTCAACTCCAAAGATTTCGGAGTGCCACAGAACAGAGAAAGGTGTTTCATTATCGGACATCTTAGAGGCAGAGGCTCCGCAGAAGTATTTCCTGTCGAAAGAGCAGACAGAGAAGATAGTATTCAAATAATAGGTCACAGGGACGGTTACAGAAGAAATACACAGGTATTCGCGCAAGATGGAATCACAGAAGCATTAAGCACCTGTCAAGGCGGAGGAAGGGAACACCATGTTGCCTTGCCATGCTTCATTGACTTGTGTCGTGAAGGTTCGAAGATGACGGAGCAGGCACGATGCCTGAAGGCAAGATATTACAAAGGAGCATCGAACCATGCAGGGCAAGACAGCGGAATCGCTATTCCGGTATTAACACCAGACAGGGCAGAGAAACGTCAGAACGGAAGAAGGTTCAAAGAAGATGGAGAACCAATGTTTACACTGACAGGACAGGACCGGCATGGAATCGCGATTGAAGTCAAAGAAGCAACGAAACAAGGTTATGCAGAATGCAGAGTGGGAATTGACAGCGTGAACTTCTCAATGCCAAACAGCAAGACAAGAAGAGGAAGAGTCGGACAAGAAATCGCCAACACACTCGACACGAGTTGCAATCAGGGAATCTTCGTTCAGGTATCGGAAGAACTGGTTGTATATGCGGTCTGGTATGAAAAATATCAATGCTACATAGCAATCAGGAAACTGACACCGAAGGAATGTTTCAGACTGCAAGGATGGACGGATGACTATTTTGAAAAAGCACAGTTTGTTAATTCTGACAGTCAGTTATACAAGCAGGCAGGAAACGGCGTAACAGTGACAGTTGTAGAAGCTATAGCAAGAAAAATGAAGGTGGATAACGCAAAGCTGCACCGATGATTTATGTGCAGAATAACGGACAGGTAGCATTTGGATAGGAGAAATAAATGGATTTAGAACAAAAAGCAATTGAGAGAATTCGACTTGCGTCTGATCTCTCGTTGAAACATTATGGAAAGTCACTTGTATGCACATATTCTGGAGGAAAAGATTCTGACGTGATGCTAGAGCTCTTTCGTAGGGGGGCATACCATTTGAGGTACACAATGGTCACACCACGGCAGATGCACCGCAAACTGTGCGGCACATACGAAAGGTATTTAAAAGCCTGGAAGAAAAAGGAATTAAATGTGAAATAGAAATGCCGAAGTATAAAGGCGAACATATCACGATGTGGAAACTGATTCCATTAAAATTGATGCCACCAACAAGACAAGTTCGCTACTGCTGCCAAGTCCTTAAAGAAACAGGGTGTGCAAATAGATATATTGCTACTGGCGTGAGATGGGCCGAAAGCAGGCAGAGAAAAGAAAGAGAAGAATTTGAAAAAATTGGTGCGACAAAGGCAACTAAAGAAAAATTCACATCAATTATGCTAATGAACGACAATGACGCCAATCGCAGAATGAATGAACTTTGTATGCAAAAAAACGAAATGGTTGTCAATCCAATCATTGACTGGAAAGATTCTGATATATGGGAATTTATCAATTCAGAGCATATAGAAACTTGTGAGTTGTACAAATGTGGATATGATCGTGTTGGCTGCGTCGGCTGCCCGATGGCCGGGAAAAAGCGATATAGAGAATTTGCAGATTTTCCTAAGTACAAACAGTCTTATATCAGGGCTTTTGAAAGAATGCTAGATGTTCGAAAAGAAAAAGGATTAGGAACCCAATGGAAGACTGGAGAGGATGTATTTAGGTGGTGGATGAATGATGACAATTTAGATGGTCAGATGGAATTGTCTGATTTTATTGAATATTGAGAAATCATGGAGGACTGCACAATAGCGTGCCAGCTGCTTACATGAGGAAAGTGAGGATGGAAATGGAGAAATTAAAACCTTGTCCGTTTTGCGGAAAAGAGATAGATACAGAGAAAAATGTATACATTCCAGAAAGAGACTGGGAACCGTCTTTTTACGATCCTGACAGTGGGGGAAATCCAATAGCCATTCACTGTGAATGCGGATTAACATTTTGCACAGGCACATGGGATTGGAAGGAAGCTGTTGAAATATGGAATAAAAGAGTAAACAAGGAGGACACAAAATGAAATTATATTTCTACATTTTAGACAGTAACAGAGAATACAATCCAGAAACTAAAACATTAGGAGACTATATTTTCAAGATCAGAGTTGAGGAATGCAAGGTAATGGAAAAACCAAAGACGTACAAAGCAGTAACACAGTTTCCAGAAGGAATTTACATCGGATACGTGAAAAAGGAAGATATCGGAACAATTTCTGGTCATTCAACGCCGTACATTGCGCTGACAGTACCGAATTATCAGTTTGTAAAAAATAAATTTTTAGAAATATATAACGTTGAAATCAGCAGACTTAAAAAAGCAATCGCTATGTACGAGGATAAGATAGCCGCAATCGAGGATTACAAGGAGGATGCAAAATGTTAATCAGAAGTCAGGATAAAAGAATGATTGTAAATTTCGAAAATATTTGCACGGTATCAGCCTTTCCTGAAAAGGATAGTGAGGATATCTATGTCGAAGATGGCACAGGCTCACTCATGGTCGGAAGATATTCTACAAAAGAAAAAGCTATCAAGGTACTGGACATGATTCAGGAGGCTTGTGCAGATACAGAACTAATTCCAATGACAGTTCCAAATATCGGAAAGATGTTCGTAGAAGCACCAGCATCAAAAGAGAACGAACTTTTAGCTGAAGCTATTGGTAAAGTAATTATGAATAAAATGGTCTTCCAGATGCCAGAAGATAGCGAGGTGGGAGCATGAGCCATATTAAAGACAGATTAATTCAACTGAAGAATGAGGTGGAAAACACAGGGAACGGAGCTTATTTCTCGAAAAATAATATCTCAAAAATTGTAGAATTACTTCTTGCTGATCTGGAACAGGATGAGAAAGAAAATGGTTGGATTCCGGTCAGTGAAAAATTGCCAGAGGAACGCGACTGGTTCCTTGCAGTGTTCAGAGAATTAGATACAGGATATCAGTTAATTCCAAGGGTTGCAGAATTCATAAACAGACCAGATGATGAGCACGCAACGTCTGACGGTTGGCATATTATAAATTTTTTTGAAGGGCCGAAAGAATATATGAAATTGTTAAAATGCGTTGCATGGATGCCACTTCCAGAACCATATAAGGAGGACTAAATGGGATATTGTAAATTAGAATGCCCGGACAACGAAACACAGTGCTGCATCTGCTGTACGAAACAGGATTCCTGCCAGTGCAGATGTGATGATATGGACAGTTATGAATATGCGGAGGAGTGTGAAGATTATGAGACTGATTGATGCAGATAAATTAATTAATTCTCTTGGAAGCTCAGACGTAGATATAGAAATATCTGGTTTAATTGGTGAACAGCCGACTGCTTTTGATGTAGATGAAGTTGTTCAACAGTTGGAAATGTTAATCGAAGATAAAGTTTCAGAATCGGGTGACGATTGGTATACAGCCCAATGCTTGAATGAAGCAGTTGAAATTGTGAAAGGTGGTGGAGTTGAATGAGAGAAATTCTTTTCAAGGCAAAGCGGATTGATAATGGCAAATGGGTCGAGGGATGTTATGCAAAAAAACATGATTTATTGGGAAAAGAAGAGCATTTTATTTTTTTTGAAGATAAACACAATACATGGAGATGCACAGAAGTTGACCCCGAAACCCTCTGCCAGTTCACAGGACTTTGCGGCAAGAACGGAAATAAGATATGGGAGAATGATATCCTGATGTGCCATGGGAATCCAGTTGAGCTTGTAAGAGCAACATTCGGGGAGTTTGGAGTAACTGATCTCGAAGCAGAAACAGTGACAGACGAAGTCATCGGATGGCATTATGAAGTTATTTATACAGATGAACTTAGTAGAACAGAACCGTTTTGCTATTCAATGCCGCTCACGAAAGAATATGTCACAAGACTTGAAATGGAAGTAGTTGAAAACCCAGAATTATTACAGGAGGAGCAATAATGCAAAGAGAATTTATTTGCGGTGACTGCATGAATTTTCTCCTGGACTTTCCAGATAATTACTTCGATGTGGCAGTTGTAGACCCACCATACGGAATCAAAGAACACGGCGGTAAGAATCGTAGTAAATATGTAAAGCAGAAAAATGGAAGTTCCATTTATGTTCCTGATGGTGGCTATAAGAATTATGGTTGGGATAATAAACCGCCAGATCGAGAGTATTTTAAACAACTATTCAGGGTATCAAAGAATCAGATTATCTGGGGATGTAATTACTTTGATTACCCAATGGCAGGTGGCCTGATAATCTGGGATAAATGCAATGATGGTTCAGATCAATCAGACGCAGAAGTCGCTTATTGTAGTCTTACAAGAAGGGTTGACATTTTTCGCTATATGTGGAGAGGAATGTTTCAAGGAAAATCAATAATTGAAGGAACAATACAGCAGGGCAACAAAAAACTGAACGAAAAGCGAATCCACCCAACTCAAAAACCTGTAAATTTATATCGTTGGATATGTCAGAAATATCTGCAGAAAGGAATGAAGATTCTTGATACCCATGTAGGGAGCGCAAGTTCATTGATTGCCTATGAAGAATGTGGGCTTGAATATATCGGGTATGAAATTAATGAAGATTATTACAATGACGCTCACAAACGGTTAGAAGAATTTAGATCACAGATCACATTATTTGACTTAGGAATGGAGGAACACAAATGAGCAGTGCAAGTTCAATATTCGGAACAAAAGCATATGTATGTGCAAGATATTTTCTTAGACCGGGAAAGTGCTTCAAATACATCGACCAGTGCGGTGAAGATGCCACAGAACGCGTCTATGAGGTCATGGCATTATATCCGTACTGCGTCCTGCTAAGAGATACCAGAAACGGAGTCAGGACTTGTCCGGGGTATAATACTTTGAGCCTGATGCTGAGAGGAAGTGAAACATATGAGTAAATCAGCGTTAGTGATAGATACACCAGAGAATTGCTATGATTGCCCGTTCGGAATTTCATACTGCAGTGAACTTGAATATGAGGGTTTGTGTGAATTAGCTGAATGCTTAGGCTGTAATGAAATTCTGATGACAGAAGAACATTATGATTGCGAAAGCAAATCAAGACCTGATTGGTGTCCGCTTATGGATTTGTCAGAGAAAGACAATGGAGATTATCCGGCCAATACATCTGATGCTGGCTTTGCGGAGGGCTGGAACCAGTGTATTGATGAGATTACAGGAGGAAACGCAGATGATTAATTTAACAGGAAAAAGCGTGTTTGTAAAAACGCAGGAAGAATATTTGAGTGTTCTGAAAATGGCAAAGCTTCAGGGATTCGCATGGGGGAAAGAAAAACATTTAAACCCTATCGAAATTCCATTTCCAAACATATTGAATTTTTACAGCAGTAAGATGGTTACTTACAGAGACAATGAAAGGACATTGTATGAAGCATCTGAAATCGTCGAAGATGAAGAAAAAATCAAGGATGCAGTAAAACTTGTCAGAACGTTCGCTAAATACCCAGACAGAACAGCATTGACGGACTCATTTATTGAGTCCTTGAAGTTACTTGCAGATACCGTAGAAAGTCAGATGGAAGAGGTGAAGTAGATGGTTGATTTAAGAAATACATGTATCTTGGTTAAGACAGAAGAAGAAAATGAAATGCTTCTCAAAGAAGCTGAGAAACAGGGATTTCATTGGTATTCGAAAGGCAATTGTAAACCATTGCCAGGACAACATTTTCCAGATATTTTAAAATTTTGTAATAACAAAGATGTGGTGCACAGCGTACGTATCGGAGTAGAGTGTGATGCTTTCTACGAAGCTTCAGAACTCCTCGGGACAAAAGAAATGACGGCAAGAGAGTTTGTTAATCGTATTGCAGATATACGCAATTGTAGAGGATGTAACTGTTCAGAATGCGTATTGAGTGAAAGCAATACTAGGTGCAAGAAGCATTTGTGTGATATATGTGATTGGAAAGATAATATAGATGAAGTTCTTGAAATTGCAAAATCAATAAGACTTACAGCCCCTTCACCCGAAGAGAAAGCAATTAGCACGATTGAGAAATTTATCGAGAATCCAGATCACACAGCATTAAATGATGAATTTTTAGAATCATTGAAGCTGGCAGTCGAGAAGTTGAAAGAGGTGAAGTAGATGGAGAGATTAACACTTGACAATGCTATTAAATACATCAAAGAAGTAGCGAGAAAGAACAGAATAAACAAAGAGAAAAATACCATCATTATTCCTAACAGTTTTATCAGTAGTAATGATTGTGCAGATAAATACGGACAAGTTGCTAAATGGTTGGAAGAATTAAAGTCTTACAAAGAGTTAGAAGAACAGGGCTTGCTTGTGAGATTGCCGTGTAAGATTGGAGACACGGTTTATAGAGTGAATGCCGGAGCCAAGCAACCGATTATTCCGATGACTGTTTCAGAAATTCATTTTCTCTGTTACAAAAATGAACGTGCTGTAAGGTTTGACGCAATAGGCAAAGAAGATATGGGAGAAAGTTGCTACCGTTTAGAAGATATTGGAAGAATAGTATTTCTCACCCGTGAAGAAGCCGAGAAGAAGTTGGAGGAGATGAAAAAATGACAATCGGAAAAAGAATTAGAGAGGTGCGTTTGCAAAATGATATGTCTCTCAGAGATTTTGCAGAACTTATCGAAGTTACTGATACCGCAGTCATGGAATGGGAGAAAGGAATCAGCAATATTCCGTTTGTGTGTGCGATAGAGATTGCTGACCGATTCGATGTGAAATTAAATTGGTTAGCCGGATTGGAGGATTAAAATACGCAAAGTATAAAACAAAACGAGGATAAAAATATTTTTAATCCGATAGAGAAGAAGTTGGAGGAGTTAGAAAATGAATAATGTGTATCTAGTAATTAGAGAAAAGGATAGTGTATTAGTCTCAATTATGAGGAACAAATTAGATGGTACGTATTCTTTTGTAAATTTAACAAAAGGACACATATGTACTTGTAAATTTAATACCGTTGAAGAAGCGGCAGAAGATATGCAAGGCAAAAAAGAAAACGGTGAAGTTTTAGATTATTTTAAAGTATGTGAATAAATGGGAGGATTAACATGAAACCAGAAGAAGCAATTAAAATCTTACAGGAACGTATTGGCTTAACTAAAAAGGTCTGGTCGAATGTACCAGAAATTATTAAGTACCGTGAAGCATTAGAATTAGCAGTTAAAGCGTTAGAAAATCAGACCCCAATGAAACCAAATAACATGAAAACTATTTTCGATTTTTCTGGCAGATATTATGCAACAAAAGGTAACTGCCCAGTTTGTAATAGTGAGGGACTTTATAAATCGGATTTTTATTGCAATAAGTGTGGACAGAAATTAGATTGGGGTGAGGAAAATGGCAGATAAAATATGCAAAACTTGCATTGAAAACGATAATGGTCTTTGCGACCGTAAAGGTATCCTGATAGAGGAAGATGATAGCTGTGAAAATCACACAAAAAACTGGATGGACTCTTTAATGGAGAAATTCATTCGAAAATCAATGCGGTAAGGGCGAAAACGTCCTTACCAGACGGGAAGGTGGCTAAATGACAAAGGTGAGTTGGATTCGATTAGAAATAGATATGTTCGACAACAAGAAAATCCGGCATATCAGAAAACTTCCAGAAGGAAACAATATCGTTCTGATCTGGATGATGCTCCTGACGATGGCAGGGCGTTGTAATTCAAACGGGATTATTTTTCTGACAGAGAATATTCCATATACAAATAAAATGCTGGCTGACGAACTGGATTTTGATGAGAGTGTGATCGAGCTTGCACTCACAATTCTTGAAAAGTTCGGCATGATAACCAGAGACGGAACATTGCTTTCAATCCCCGGATGGGAAGAGCACCAGAACATTGACGGGCTTGAAAAAATCAGAGAGCAGACAAGAAAACGAGTTGCCGAGCATAGAAAGCGCCAGAAAGAATTGTCGGAAGAAGAATGTGTGCCGGAAATTCCAGAACAGATTTCTTGCGAAAAAGATTTAGTCAAGCCCGGTGATGTGCAGAAAGTAGTCGATGAATGGAATAAGCTTCAGCAGTTCGGTATTCAGCCAGTCGTAAGAATGACGGCAAGGCGAACGCAGATGTTGAAAGCAAGAATCCGAGAATACGGCATGGACAAGGTAATGGAAGCGTTGAAAAATGTACAAAACAGTGACTTCCTCATGGGAAAGAAAACTGATTTTATGATAAATTTTGAATGGTTCGTGAAACCAAACAACTTCTTAAAAATACTCGAAAATAAATACCACAATAGGGAGGATATGCGAAATGGAACTGGCACAACTCAAAGAAATGTCGAACCAATCATCCCACTTGGAGAATGGCGCGGAGAAGAATCAGACACCCCGTTCGCTTGAATGCCCTGAATGCGGGGACAGTGGGTGGAGATGGGTAAGAGACGCAAGTGGTATTCCTTATTGTGAGGAATGCCCTTGCGGAATCAGAAAGAGAACAATCCTTGAAAATCAGTTGAAATTTGCAGAGCTTCCAAACGTGTTTAAAGGCTCAAATTTCAATGATTTGAAGTCAAGTGTATATTTGAACGCCGAGAGCCGAAAAGTATTTTCTCAGGCGGCTCAGGCGGTAAATTATTGGTTTAAAAACCTTCCTGATATGCAGAAGAAAGGAATAGGATTATATATTTTCTCAAGTGCAAAAGGTTCTGGTAAAACCAAAACAGTATGCAGCTTGGCGAATGAGATCATGAAGAAACACCAGAAGCCAGTCAAGTTCACCACATCCCTAAGAATCCTTGACGAGATTAAAAGCACATGGGGAGGCAAAGAGAATGCAGAGGGAAAGTTGATAGAGGATTTATCCAGAACAGAAATCCTTATTATTGACGATTTCGGCGCTGATTCTGGAAAGGACTGGATTAACGAAAGATTCTATAGCATTATCAACGGGCGGTATATTGACAGGAAAATTACTATATTCACAAGTAACTGTCAGATATCAGAATTGAAATACGATGAGAGAATCACAAACAGGATTCTGGAACGGTCACTTGAAATTCCATTTCCAGAGGAATCCGTCAGGGAGCACATCGCGGAACATTTGAGAATGAAGATGATTCAAGGAATGGGAGTAGCAAAATGAGAATAAAAAGATGGAAAGAAATGTCAGAGAGGGAAGTAGTTGAGCTGAAACGTAATCAATGCATGAAATGCGTATATCTTTCTAAAAGCAGTCCGTCATCTATATCGAATGCTACCTGTGATTATATTCTTATTGTTGGTCATTCAAGAGGATGTCCGCCTACGGAATGCGTACAGAAAGGAATTTTAAAGCGTGGTAAGAGAAAAGGCGGAGAGAGTGAATATGGATTATGACATCGCACCCGAAATGGTAGGAACGTGTGTAAACATCATCATGGATTACTGCAAAGCGACAGATAATAAATGTGAGAGCTGCGCGCTTCGAGTTACCTGTCAACACAGTTTTAAAATCCCACCGTTTGCATGGAAGAGGAAAGAGCATGAGAACAATAAGTGAAATGTATAAGCGTTCTGGAGGAACAGCATATCAGCATAAATGCGCTGAATGCCGATTCTATAGGGACGGAAAGAGAGGAAAATGTCTGATGTACGGCGGTGATCGGGACTGGCATGGAAATTTTATTGCCTGCAGATTCTTCAATTTTGAAGATGATATGCCGGAAGGACAGATGAATATTTTTGATTATGTGTGAAAGAAAGGAGGAACGAGGAGCCGCTGGCCAGCGAAAGGATATCCCGGTTCCTCCTTATTTTTTATGAATAATGACGACTTGAAATATGCAATTGAGAATGGTATCATCAATTTGTCTCACATACAAGAGCAAGTTGAAATGAATAAAAGGGAAGAAATTTTAAAAGAATACAGGGACAGCATATGGAAGGCATCTGACGGATATTGGAAAATCCGTATGACTTATGACGAAACCGGACAGCGGAAGATGTTCAAACGTCGGTCTAAGCAGGATTTAGAGGACTTGATTGTAAAGACACACCGTGAGAAAGCAGAAAATCCAAAGATTAAGAGTGTGTTCGAGGAATGGGCGCAGCGCAAGGTCGATCTGAATAAGATTTCAATACAAACTTATCAGAGATATCAGCAGGACTTTAATCGCTTTTTTGGGGACATGGGCGAACGCAGAATTAAAAACATTGAGTCAGAGGATATCAGCAACTTCCTGGAAGAGCAGATCAGCGAACACAATCTAACTGCAAAAGCTTTCTGCAATCTTAAGACAATTACCAGAGGCACCCTGAAATGGGCGAAGCGTAACAAGCTGATTGACTGGAATGTGCAGGAATTATTCTATGACTTGGATGTCACAGATAAATCTTTCAAAAGAAATATCAAAGAAGATTCGGAAGAAGTATTCAATGATGCTGAAATGGACAGGATGGTTGACTACCTGAAAGACAATCAAGATATAATAAACCTTGGCATCATGCTTATGTTTGTAACTGGTCTGAGAGTCGGGGAGCTATGCGCTTTGAAATGGAATGACTGGCTACCACATATCAGTACGATTAAAGTCAGAAGAACGGAAGTAAGGCATTTTGAAAACCATAAAGGCATTTTCGAAGTAAAAGACTTTCCGAAAACAGAAGCAGGCGTAAGAAATGTAGTGGTTCCTCAGGGGTGTATATGGATATTACAGAAGCTTAGAAATATGTCGACATTTTGCGAATATATATTTTCCAAAGATGGAAAGCGATTAAATACTTATTCGTTCAGGAACCGGTTAAGAACAGTGTGTAAGAAAACTGGCTGTATTCAAAAATCACCGCATAAAATACGGAAAACATATTGCACAATATTACTCGATCACAGCATAGATAATCAGATGGTCACATCACAGATGGGCCACACAAATATTTTGTGTTCCGAGAACTATTACCACAGAGACCGAAAGGACCTCAAGAAAAAGCAGAAAATCATGGACAGCATAGATGAGTTTATGGTAGTATCAAATTAACTTTGGTTATTTCGGCAGAGGGAACAGCAAGGGAACAAAAAGGAACACCTTAAAAATGTTAGAAATGTTGATTTTATGGGAAATATAGCAGTTTTAAAATACGTTCGATTCCCGTACTGGCTGCTAACGAAAACCTTGTAAAATCAAGGTTTTTTGTGCTTTTTAGGGATATGTAAAATAGCCGAGGGAACAGGCTAGGGAACAGAACAAATATTCGAATTAAAACCATAGGAGGAAAGCTTGTATGTGAGACACAGGCAAAACCATCGTAGACGGCAGAAATGCGGTCTTTTTTTGTTGTCAAAATTATGTTAATATGGTTGTATGGAGGTGATGTTGTGTACATACCGCATATGATGTAATGAAAGAATACCTGATAACCGGTGCAGAGTTGGATGGCCCGTACCAGATACCAGTTATTCCACCGATGCAGCTGGCACCAAAGAAAAGTATAGATTTTGTTTCTTCAAAATCCAGATCATTAAAAGGGCACAAGGACTTGACCGTAAATTTCTATATTGACGACAAGAGTTTCTTACAGGTATGGAATCATCCGGACCAGTACGTTGAACATCTCAAATGTTTCCATTCGGTTTGCAGTCCGGATTTCACAATTGCTTCCGGGATGCCAAGTGCGTTGAACATCTACAACCTGTACAGAAACCATGCTTTAGGCTATTATTGGGCGGTTATGGGCGTTAAAATCATCCCATCCGTAAATATTATCAGTCCAAAGGAAATGCCATGGATATTTGATGGAACACCACGCAGAAGCACTGTATCATGTTGCACCAATGGCAGAGTGCGGTCAAAGTCTGCCAGAACGGAGTTTTGCGAGAACTTCAAGGAAATGCTAGACGCAATAGAGCCAACAAAGGTTGTGATCGTAGGCATCGTGCCGGATGAGCTTAATGTGGATGTGCCAATTATAAACCTCAATTCACGGAGTCAGAACATGAAGGAGATGTTCAGAAAGGAGTAGGCATGGGAACCATCAGCAGGGAATCAGCGAAGCGCAGGAACAAGGAAACGAGCCGGCAGAAAAGGCGTATGAGTAAGATTTCTGATATTACAAGAAGAAAGAATACCACTGAAAAAGATGAATTGAACGTGATGAGATAAAAATTTACATCGCGCCGAGGTACGTTATAGAGAATTATATACAGAATGCACAAAATAAAAAAGTCGCAGGTCTGAATTAGTTTCAGATTTCTGCGATTTTTTTCCGGGATTTTCCAGTTCCGGCGTATCTGCAATTGATACAGGAGTTGCCCGGTAATACCAATTTTAAACATTTGTTATAATTTGATATAATCATATTAATTAACTTTCGCTAAGTTTCGCTAACTTTCTTAACTTCCCAAATCATTCCGATTTTATCAAGCATCTCTACCCGTTCCGGTGTGATCTGGGCATATGAGTTGCCCTTTCTGGCGCTGCGCTGTGAGCGTATCCATTGCCCAAGTTTGTACCCATCCGGGCAGACGTAAAAGCAGGGCACAAGTAAATCCCCGTTAAGGTTGTAGAACTCTTGAGCGTGTTTGTACCCGGTGCACCATTTTTGTGCTTGTGTCGCTAACGCCCCTGATCGGATTTCTTTCGCTTTTTCTGTGTAGTTTCCTGTGCATCCCGTAAAACTATCGCGAGCGCTTAATGCGTCTTCTAAGGCAGAATAAGAGCCAAGATAATATTTTACGCCATTGCGATATACATTAACCTCCCAGCGCCCGAAGCTGTTAAGATGCAAGTATTTGTATTTTACAGTGTCTTTTGCATAAGTGTTTTTGGAATTTACTTTCGCGTAAGACATCCGCAGCCGTTCCTTTTTGCATTCCGGACCGCACACAAGCCGCCCGTTATGGCTCTCGAACTCTTTCCCGCAAACAACACAGTGTTTTATGTTACCATCTGCCATCTGCACGCCTGGGCGCAGCTTTGCGAAGAACTCCGGGAACGTGCCGTTATTCTTTGCAATTTCCGCATCTTTCCGGACCTGTGCAGCGTCTTCCACGCTTTCGAAAATCCCAAGTGTATAATTCTTGCTATTATAATTTATTTGCGTAATCCATTTACCAGTGTTTTTATATGGATACACGTATTTTATTTTGCTCATGCGTTCTCCTCTTTATAGCCCCGCATAACTCCGCGCAGTCTGGAAACATAAAGACCCGACCGGGCGAAGCGTCTGCGCAACTATACAAAATAATAATAACCCCGTTGCGTTCTGCCGTCAATCCCTGTTATCAATTTGTATTTGACGTTTTAAGGTGCTTTTATATGGCTGTGATAAAATATACCAGAATCACGATAAAAGCCGCTAAAACGTCGAACAGAAGCTAATACAGCTATATATAATTGTCAATGTGCATCAAACCAGGACGCAAGCCCCGGTGAAGTCCCGCACAGGTCACGAACCACCGCCGCCCGGAGCGGATGCAGGACACCAGAAAAAGAACAGCGTTTTACTGCTCTAAATAATTTATATTCGTGATTTGCGGTAATTCGTACCATATCAGCGGGACAGCACCGGAAGAAACAGCTTCAAATACTTGTCTGGCTTCCTTTTCTGCAATTTCTTTTATTCTGTTTATTTCAGAAAAATCACCGCTATAAAAAGCGGTGATAGCTTGTTTTTGCGTGGCTTTTCTGATTGTGATCATCTTTTTATTCCTCCTCAAAAATCAAAATCAATGTTGTTAAATGATGACCGTTTGACCATTCAGCTTGCAAATGATCAAAAAGTACTTCAGCGGTAAATTTATCGTTGCCAAGACACTTAAAAAACCATTTCTGATCACTTTTTACTTCGTATACATTCCACATATATTTCTCTTCTTCCCTTTACCCATGGGAGCCGGGTTATAAAAGGCGTTGCCGGGAATCGAACCCGGCAGGAACCGTTACGCCTAAATTATAAGACTGTTGCTTTTATAGTCTTTAAATCTTCTGAAAAACTCATATTTTCTAACCACCGCCCGGACGGTAATTTTGTATCATATGCCCAGTGATAACAGCTGACATCGTTAAAAAATACCACCGGCGAAAAGAATGCTATAAAATCCCGATCAGCTTCAGAAGGCGTAGATTTTGCATCTATAACCCAGTTCAGCCCGGTGCAGGTTTCTTTACTTGTAATAACAGTATAATTTTTCATGTTTTAATCCTCCTGATTTTATTTTAAAAGGCCGCCGGGGAAATGCTCCCCGGTACGTTTGCCAGCCTGGTTATGATTCTATTGTTCGGCCGTGGCCGTCCATGAAGACCTCGCCGGCAGGCCACTGACAAAGCTTCACGCGACCTTCTTTAACAACGCGTTCGTTATCGCGTCCGGCGTGCTGGATTGCCTTGTATGAGATTGTTTTAGCGGTTTTATTTACGATTTCAAACACCAAACCGCTTTCATGGTATCTTTTTCCGATTTCAAATTTTTTCATATCCTTTTACCTCTTTTCTTATTTTTTTGAAATCCGGCGGTTGCGTTGAGGTTACGGCTTGACCGCCGCCGAAGAGATCAATCTAAATAATTAACTTTAGATATACTGTATTCTGCTTTTAGTTTCTCAAAAGCGCGTTCTGTGACAATATAATAATTTATACTGTTTTCCGTTTTATCAAGGCGAATCCCGCGCCCTTTTAAATTCAATTCAGTTGTTAAAAACCAGTGATCACCGTAATAGCTCAGACTTGCGTCAATCTGACATTCTGGCTTTTCTTGCCCCATTTCCGGCGTGTACATATACAACCCGGGAGCGGCAACCGGGGCGGCTGTCTGGCTCTCTAATGTCTTTAATTTTTGACGCCCGATTCTACGAAGTGTCAGCAGTTCGGACTGTGTTATTTTGTTTTGCCTTGCTAATTCTTCAGCAGTTCCAAGGTAAAACTCTGTGGTTTTTACAGTTCCAGAAACCTCGAAGAACTGTTTTAAGTTTATGAATCCGGTTGACTCCTGAACCGGGAAAGGAATTATTTTACACATTGATTTTTCTCCTTTTCTGTGATATTCTGTTTTTGCTGATATTTTAATGATTTACAATTTATACTGTGGGGGAATCTGGGCTTTTCGTCCGGATTCTTTTTTATGCCGCCATTTTGTACAGAATCAGAAACTTTAATTCTTCATACTGCCGGGAGTTAATCCCGGCGAAGTCGTTCCCAATCAGGTCCAGGAGCTTCGCCAATTTTCTTTTTGTGTGGGCCTTTTCAATCTGCCCCAGATAGATGTTATATCTCATTTTTTTATTTCCTCCAGTCTAATAACAAGCCCTAACTCGTTATTCTTTTTTTGATCTTGTAATATAGAAATCAATCACTCGATCATCAAAATATTTTTTGCAGGTCTGAAGCATTTTCCCACTCATTTCCCATTCTACAAGCTCGCTTTTTCTGCCTTTCTGGATTTCGAAGAAATCACAGTGCATTGTGTTGAATAAGTCTAAAAATTTAATCATGTTTTTTCTCCGTTCTCCCGGCTCTGTGTCCGGGTTGTTTGTTCTCTGTTGATGGTTATATAATACTATATCTAAGGCACAAAATCAATATACAGAATAACTAAATCTAAGGCACAAAATATACAGGTAAATTGTGCATATTGTTTCATTCTGGAAACCCAGAAAGTGTTATAAAATGCTATATATAAGGAAGAAAAAAATATCATTTGACTTCTAAGGCACAAAATGATATACTCATTACAACAATAAGGAGGTAAAAACAGCATGGCAGAGAAAACAAAGACACCGGAAGCACAGAAAAGAGCGGTATATAAATATGATGATAAATTTGAACGCGTAAATTGTCGCTTTAAGATCGGTACAAAAGAAGCGATAATGAAAGCAGGATACAAGAGCATAAACGACTTTATAAAATTGGCAGTTGCCGAGAAGTTGGAAAGAGAAGAAAAAATTTTGCGATAAGGCACAAAAATGCTTGACATCTAAGGCACAAAATGCTAGAATAAAGACAGTTAAAGAAAGCGCATCAAATAGCCGGTCGGGCTGGGGCGGTCGCCCTGGTAACTTGGAAACCTTGGATTTGGAAATTTGGAGGAAAAAATGAAAATCAAAATCTATTGCAATTACGGCGTGTTAGCCGCAGAGAAAAGAAACGTATACACATATGGAAACCCTGATTCGACAGCTACTTGCTGTGATGAAATCACAGTGGAAACCCCGGAAGGTTGGGAACCATATGAGAACTACATGGGCGAGTTGATGGTGACAGCTCCATGGGGGACGAATTACACCATTAACGAGGTACTGGAAGGAAATGAAAAGCCGTGTTTTTCGGCTTATGACGGAAATAGAAAACTGCATAGAACTTTTCTGAAAACGGTAGAAGATTAAGGAGGAAATCAGCATGAAATTAAATACATTATCCTACGTCCTCGGAACAGAGGACACAATTGAAACTGGTAAAGAATATTTCTTCGGTCAGCTCTGGGACGGAAACGGAGATGGGGAAGAACTGTTGGAGTCTGGAGCAATCGCCGTATATCAGGATGGCGAGGAATACATCGTTGACTTCGAGATTCTGGAATCTGCGGAGGATATTTTACAGACTCGGGTTAAAGTTACTGGGATTGACTAGGAGTCAGAACAATGAAATATATCATCATGGATTACAGACGGTGATTGTTTCACCGATGAATTTGAGGATAAGGCGGAAGCCCTCCGGGAAGCAGAGGGACAATGGAACCAATTAACCAGATATGACCAGAAACACAGAACAGCATTTTACGTTCTGGAGAGCGTCAACCCAGACGAAGGCGCGCCTGATCATTACGATGGGGACATTGTAAAGCGTTTGAAATAAAACGGAGGTAAGAAAATGATTAAGAGAGTAAAACTTGAAACCATTTACAAAATGGCTAAAGAAGATAATGAGGAAATAAAAGATCGTAAACTTTTCCCGGACGGATGGGATAAAATAGTCTATGACTATTATAATAAACTGTCAAAAGATTCATACGATGTTGAAATGTTCATGGGATTTCTGAGCGGTGAAGATTCACCGTTAGAAATGGCGTACGCATACAGGAGAAACATGTATATCATGTTGTACACAATGAATGCAACAGATACGTTGGCATTTGTGGACAGCGAATATGATATATTCTACATCGTATCAAAAGACGGCGACGATTATAACAGTTGGGAGTGGTGTTTCACAAACAATATTGACCCGATCAAATACAGGGGTGACGACGGAGACGAACCGGTCCCGGAATGGCTCATAAAAAAATACGAAGAACAGATAAGAGAGGAAAAGAGAAATGAAGAAAACAATTGATTTATTAAATGCAGTTGTAGCAATGGGATTCGACAGAGAGCAGGCGCTTACAGACATCGACGCAAGCCTCGACGCAGAGCTTGAAGAGAGACATCCGCTGAGAGATGAAGAAATACCGGACGAACTTTATAACGACATCATTTTCGGGTTTCGGTCAGAAAAGGAAATGAACGCATGAAAGCAGTAATGATACAAGGGCATATGGACACCGTCCGGTTTTCAATTCCGGGATGGAATGGCAAGCGGGGCGAAACATACCCGCTTCCGCCTTTTTCTACAGTTGCTGGGATGGTTCATCACATGTGCCAGTGGGATAGCTGGCATGACATGAAGATATCTGTATCCGGCAATGGAGTCATGAACAAACCGGAAATTTGCATGAGGTGGCGTGGCGGAACAGTCGCAGGATCAGAAACAGAAGAATTTAAACAACGCTTTCCAGTCAGGGTAAAATCCGGGGATTCGTTTGTAGGCTGGGTTAATACACCAATCTATGAAAATATGGTGTCTGATCTGGACCTGAGATTGCATGTTATACCGGAAAATCAGAAAGAAGTTGATGTGATCTGTAGAAAGATTTTGAACCCGCGGACATTCCCGAGCCTGGGACGACATGAGGACTTGATAAGAATTGACGGAGTGCAGGTTGTTGATGTTTTGCCAGCGCAGGAAATGACACTTGACATGTGCACTTATGCACCGACTACGGCAGAAACACCCGGAACTGTTTACACAGTTCACAAAAATTATACAATCAGCAATGGAAAGCGAAGATTTAATGATATTCGAGTGAAATATTTAGATAGAGGAACGAAAGTAATTACAGATTGTGATAATTTAAACAATCCTTGTTTTTTCATCTGATCTATAGTATTATTTAGACAATAATTACTGAGGTAATTGAATGTAAATTTGAAATAGTACTGAATAAGTGCAAACTTTAATAGTTCCATAGTGGAAAGACGCAAAAGCCCCTGAGAGATAATCCCGGGGGCTTTTGCTGTCTTATTCTGGCGGCGTAATGAGTGAGGGGGAACAACCCCGCCGCCGAAGTTGTTAAAATACATTTAGCACAAAACCGTCGAAGTTGTCAAGCAAAATTTTTTTATTTTAAGGCTTGATTTTTAAAACTGATGTGGATAAAATAAAATCAACGACAGGTGACGGAACTCAGGAGGGGAGCTAAAGCCAGAACGCTAAAAGAATAAGAATCTAACAGCCAGATCACGCCGGATAAGGTACCGGAAGGTCTGGCTTTTTGTGTTTAATAACCGGAAAATGACAGTATTACAATGTGTATAAATATATAATAACTGTCTATATAATCCCCTCCAAGATTCTAGAGACCTAGAGTTTATTAATATATATATGCTATACAGTACCGTATAGATATATAGAGTTAATAAGAGTAAAATAAAATTAAATAGACTGTTGACAAGTAATATAAAAGTATGATAAAACAGAATTAACAACTGAATAAGCCGAAAGGCAACAATGATAATTAAGACTATTAGACGACTAAAAACCGTAGCAGACGGAAAGAAGAAAGGGATTTAGAAAGGTCCCGGATTGTATCTGCGAACGTGTTTTTGTCGTCTTTTTTTATTTCAATTTTTGGAGGTGATACAGTGAAAAAGAGTAATACAACAGTAACAGAACAGGGAATAGAAGTATATGAGAATGATATATACAGGCTTGTGGATGAATATATAAACACTGTGTTACAAGTAACTCCAGAAGAATTTGATACACAGAAAGAATATAAAGCTGTTGTTGCTGATAGCTTTGTAGACATGATCTTTTATATACATGATAGGATACCTAAGCCAAGTAATGATGATATAGAGTTGCTAGATAATATATTTAATATATTTGTTAGGGTATGCAGTAAGTACAACGTATTACCAACGTTGGAGGTATTTAGTTTTTTAGTTGGTATTAACCGTTCAACGTTTAGCGATTGGATGCGCGGAGACTATAGAGCAAGCTCATCGCATGGCACCACGGTCAAAAAATGGTTCGACATCTGCAAGAATTGCACAGTAAACAGACTAAACAATCAGCCCGGTACAAACGCCAACTTGATATTCATTGCAAAAGCAGCTTATGGAATGGCAGAGACAGCACCAGTGCAGACGACACAGCAAGACGGCATACCACACCAGACAGCACAGCAGATCGCGGACAAACACAGGGCAGCGCTGGAGCTTCCAGAGATGGAAAAGCCGGAGTTGTAACAGATCAGAGACCTGAAGAAGTACGCAGAGGGCGGACAAAAGAGCATGGAAACAGCTTAAATAGTGTAAATTGTATAACATATACAATATAAAAGAACTGTATTTGTTTAATATGTACACCAATCTATAAAGAAAACTGAAGTTTGTCGTATAGATACATATGTTCAGGATAAATAACCGCTCTCACACATTCCCTTGACCACTGCCGCAGGCCATTAAAGGTCAGCGTTAAACCAGGGAAGCGGGAACCCATGGGGCGGCGGGCTTCCCTGGTAGCGTCCGGCATGGATACCGGGAGGGGGTCTATATAAGTCCCAACGCACGCCGAGTGAGTACTCCGAGTTCCCGAAAAATTAAAAAAGCCTCCTCTAACAGCAAGGCTTAAAAATTCCGAAAAAACAAAAAAAAAGAGTTCACCATGGCAGGGATAGTGATTGCAACATGAAAGCCATAAGCCTTAATGGTTTCTCTGCCATAAACAACAAGGCGATATCAGAAAGGCAGGTATAAATATGAAAATAGGATATGCAAAAGAGTCAGGCATTTGGTTTCCATTGTCTGCAAAGAAAAAGATACTTTTGAATGAAGAAATTGACACATTTACTTTTGACTCAATAGATGAAAATAATAGTTTTGAACATCTTTGCGAAAACATGAGAAATGGTGATTCGTTGATTATTTGCGGAGTTGATGATATTGGAAATACCAAGGATGAAATCGAAGAAACATGGAGACGACTCCGTGATTTGAATATTGAAATTTATGTGCTTACAGCTCCGATGTTGTTTCAGAGAGAAAACATGACGTTAGAAGAATCATTTATAAGAGACGTGTCGCTTAGCGTGCTTGCTTCTCAGGTTGAAATTGCTAATCAGAAATTAAAAGCAATAAATGATTTATGATAACCATTTACATTCACAGAAGGGTAGGAACAAGATGGAGAAAATAGTAAACAACGATGGATATCTTCGGTCAGGGCTGATGGATATTGCTAGACAGTTGCTGAATATCTGTAGCGAAACTGGCGTTTCTAATATTCAGATAGCTACATCACCTTGGAAAGAGGGCAAAGGGATTACACTTTTAGCAAAAACTGATGACAAACCAATTCTTTCAGTAAAGATGGACACTGCCTATGAAAAAGAATAACCCTCAGGGTGAATCAATCAGAATCCGGCTCACAGGACAGCTAGAACGAAAACTCATAGCCGAGAAGAACCGAACTGGTAAAAGCGTATCGCAGATCGCCAGAGAAGCGTTGGAACAATATTTCCGAAGAAGATAGGCAAAACGCCGACTCAATTTTTCTCAAAAAAATAAAAAAGAGGTTTTTATATGTCAGAAGAATACAGTGAACGCTTTGATGAACTTCGTAAGAATCGAGTCGAGGTAAGCTATCATAAATACGGTCCTGCCAGGAAGAATTTTAAAACCGGGAACGTGCAGGCACTCCCGTCTATGGAACGGTGTATTGAGAAATATAATTCTACCGGAAACACAGAATATCTCGTGGATGCAGCAAATTACCTCATGTTCGAGTTTATGTACCCGCAGCATCCTAAAGCACACTTCAAAGCCACAGACAGCAAAGATAGCGCCGGGATAGTTGGAATTAGCGTGAAAGAAATGGAGGACTTGAAGAATGAGCGATTTTAGCGTACCAAAAGTAAAAATCATAAATCCAGTAGGCTCAGGCTGGAGGGGAACACAATGTTTTATTAACGGAACAGAAATCAATCGTGTAAGATCAGCAGACTTTCATGTCGCATTTGATGAATTTCCAACATCTGTTTTTGAATTAATGGCTTTGCCGGATATTGAAATGGAATCTGAAGTAAAATTCTCATACACACCGCAGTCCGTAGAGGATGCGGTAAGAATCCTGAGACATGAACTTCTGACACACGGAGAAGTTTACAATGGCTTCAAAGCAAGCCTTAAAACAGCAATTGAGAAGTATTGCACCTGCGGTTTACCATTCGAACCAGAAGAAGAAACTGCCAGTAAGATTCTTGATTTCATGATCGGAGAGGAACAAAGAGAATGATTTTAGCAAAATTCGTAGCAGCCATGCTGGATATCGCGTTTTTTACATTGGTCTTGGCGTTCCTTATATCACAGGACGAAGCCGAAAAGAAAAGCAATCCAATAGCGTCGGCAATATTTATATTAATGGAAATATGTTTTGCAGTTAATGCAGTTGTGATTTTCGGATTATAAGGAGAACCCAATGTGGTTAGCATTCACAATACAAATTCCCCTGTTCACTATACTGATTGAACGGGTGAAAATACAAGAAAAACAGAAACCTGTCGTTCTCAGGTTAGGGAAAGCCTTTGAATCTGACAGGTCGAGGCATCCAGAGTAGCTTAGGTTTGCGTTGGTGAAACTCAATGGAGTATAATTTTCCCACCCATTGCAAAGTAACTGGCGCGGACTTAACGGTACAAATATAGCCATGATGCTTTCTAAAATTTTATAAAATATATCACTCTATCACGAGTCCGGGGCTTTACCCGGACAAACAATGGGCTATTGCCAAGTGGTAAGGCACAGCACTTTGACTGCTGTATTCGCGGGTTCGAATCCCACTAGCCCAGTCGGACTATATTGTTTAGCCATGATATAGTTCCCCTCCGAATTGGTTCCATCTATCCCAACGGGGATAATTAAAGGGGCTTCAAATGCCCCGGATGGACTCTGCTTATGCAGAACAGCATTTAGACCCTTTGTTGCGACTGCGAGGGCAAGAATCGCAACAGCAGAGGAAGTTACTCTTGAACTGCAATAACCCTCTGCTTAGGAAACTTAGTTCAGTTGGCAGAACGGTCGGCTCATAACCGACAAGTCACAGGTTCGATTCCTGCCTTTCCAATTCCATATAGTGGCGGAATATGTAGACGCTATTGTGGTAGTATAGGTTTCAGCCCACAACTTAGGTGACCTTAGCCGGCAGCATGAGAGTAAAAGGGTGAAAATCCCCTCCTATATGGACGTTTGACATTGAGTGATAATGCTCTGATTGAAAAGTGGCGGAACTATTGACGGTGATGAATCCGATATAATAGAAAGGCAGACGCAGAGGATAGTACATCGTAATGGGCGAGTATGTGTCTTTGGACATGGGATGTACATGGAAGTTCGAATCTTCCCTTTTCAATTCCAATGAATTGCAATCATTGGAATATTTTTCTCTTACTTCGTGCGGTTCCAGTGCTTCTCGTTGGGAGATTTATGCCGTTCAAGTCGGCGCACTGGACTTTTTTAAATTGAGGTGTTAATTATGCAAAAAGAAAAGTGTTGTAAAACATGTAAGAAACATGACGATTTTACATGGGTATGTTTCAACGGCGACAGTGAACACTGCGCTGATTTTACGGAACCAGATTGTGTTTGCGAATTTTGGGAGGATGTAGAAAATGAAAATTCATGAAGCAATATGTTTGAGAGATGACTATGGTGGAAAAACAACTCTTGATGACCTTGTAAAACGAATACAGGGAAATAAAATCCATAGATGTCCGAAATGTTATGGAAAAGGAATTGTTATAAAAATGATAAATCGTGCGCAATACTGGGAATGCTGCGACAGGTATGAAGAAACAAAAGTCACTTGTGATTTGTGCAACGGTGAAGGATATACCGAAAAAGAATATAAGCCTAAAATGGTACAGGATGGATGGGAATGCAAATAGCAGGAAAAGAAATTAAAGACGAGTGTTCCAGATGCGGAAATATTCTCGAATGTGAGTTATTCCGTCAGGGACATGGAATAAAACAGGAATGCGAGAATATATCAAAGATGATTGAATCCCAGATGAAGCACAGGGAGGAAAGAGAGAAATGATTAAGATTTTGAAACCTGGTACATTAAAAGAAGCAACTTGTAACAAATGCGGTGCAGTATTGAGCTATGACGAGTCCGAAGATGTGAAAGATGAAAATATAGATATGCCATCTGGATTCGGGTACAAGAGAAAATACATCATTTGCCCGCAGTGTAAGAATAAAATCATTTTAAGTTCGACCAGATAGGGACATATTCGCTTATGAGAATCAATTATTCAGGTACCGATAATGGATTTTTTGATACTGTATATAATCTTGAGGGAGAATGCCATCGAATGAACATCCCGACCAGATTTTATCCAGACAAGCATGTGCTTCTGGCAGGAAACACTGTTTTATTTCATAAAAATCCAGAATGTTCGGATTACATCGGAGATAACTACGAAACAATTTTCACCTTAGTAAGAAAGGATAACGGGAAATGAGTATTAAAACAGCACTTGAATCAGAGGGAGTAGACTTCTCTGAATATATGAATATACCCGAGCCATGGGATGGCTCAGCACAAATTAAAATGGAAAATGGTACAAAGTGGGTGATTTGCCCGTTTTGCGGAAAGAAAGCCTTAAAGATTTTCCCAACCACAAAGATTTATCGGATGCCGTATAAATGTAAGGGTAGCAACTGTAAGAAAGAGTTTATGGTGAATGTATAAGTTTCTGCGGGAATAATAACCAGTCAGAGAGCCAGAAAGGAGTGCCATTATGAGCAACTTGAAGATATTTACAGATAATATCGAACCAGAAGCATTAAATCAGATTTATACATTGATAAAACAGCCTGCATTTTCTGAATGCAAAGTACGAATCATGCCAGATGTTCACGCAGGGGCAGGATGTGTAATTGGTTTTACTGCCGATCTCGGAGATAAAGTAATCCCGAATATTGTTGGCGTAGACATTGGATGTGGAATGCTTACAACACAAATTCCTGCCGATGTGGAGACAATAGATTTAAAAAACCTTGACGAAGTAATAAGAAACAATGTTCCGGCAGGAAGAAATGTACGTGACGAAATCATAAATTTTGAAGAATTAGAAGAACTTCATTGTTTTTCTCGACTCAAAAATATTGAATGGATTCGCAGGAGCCTTGGTACACTTGGGGGCGGAAATCATTTCATTGAAGTTGACACTGATTCAAAAGGGGTAAATTATCTTGTAATTCACACTGGAAGTCGGAATCTCGGGAAACAAGTAGCTGAAATATATCAAAAAATTGCCATAGAAGACATGCAAGGTACAGACAAGCTCGAAACTGAAATACAAAAATTGGTGAAAGAATACAAGCGTTCTGGCAGACGCAAGGAAATCCAACATGGTATTGACGAATTAAAACGAAAATGGAAGCCAGACAAACTGGGTATTCCGAAAGAATTGTGTTACTTGACAGGAGAACACAGAAAACAATATCTGCATGATATGAAAATCTGTCAAGAATTTGCAAGAATAAACAGACGATGTATACAGAGCACTATATTTTACACTATGAATTGGGCGCTCCAAAGAAACACATGGTTTGATACAATTCATAATTATATTGACCACGATACAAACATTGTTCGTAAAGGCGCAATATCAGCTAAATATGGTGAGAAAGTTCTTATTCCAATGAATATGCGAGACGGATGCATTATCGCATTCGGGAAAGGAAACGAGGATTGGAATTATTCAGCACCGCATGGTGCAGGGCGTATTATGAGCCGGTCGAAAGCAAAAGAAAACATCTCGTTAGAAGAATTTAAGGAGTCTATGGATGGAATATATACAACATCCGTTCAGAAATCCACAATTGATGAAAGCCCTATGGCCTACAAACCGCCGCAAGAAATTATTGATAATATCAAAGATACCGTAGAAATAGTTGATATTATCAAACCTATATATAACTTCAAAGCAAGTGAATAACCAGTCAAAGAGCCACATGAGAGCCAGACTAAATCCTAAGAAGAAAGGAGGTCTGGCTCTATTTTTATGCAAAAATTCACAGAAGGCTCGCTTGAATGGTATCGGGCAATCCTAAATCAAATTATCAATGATGATATGACGGTCTATCAAAATCAGAAAGATTGCCTTGATCTGTTGTTAAATATGAATATTGATCTTCCTTTCAAGGATAATCCAGATGCGCAACAGATGGGAATAAAGGTAAGCCAGTACGCACACAATATCGCAGAAAGGCAAGCTGCTATTACTGGAAGTGGAGATTTTGACGATATTTACTGGAAATATTTACTGTTGGAAGCACAGAACTATCAAGTTGACAGTGGATTGCTTTACCTTGAAAAGAACCGAATTCCAAAAGAACGATTTTATGAACCACGAAGAAATGTGTTTTTGCAGCATAATATTATAAGTTCGTTGCAAGACCTGATGGACGATAAACTTGATATATTTGCATTGAGCGTACCTCCTGGCTGTGGCAAATCGACTCTTGAAGATTTCTTTCTTTCACTTGTTGGCGGATGGTTTCCTAATGATTTTAATTTATCATCTGCACATAGTAGTATTTTGACTCGCTCTCTCTATGATGGAGTATTGGAGATTATCAACGACCCTGTTGAATATACATGGCATGGGATTTTTCCAAATGTCGAAATACAGGGAACAAACGCAAAAGAAACAACAGTAAATCTTGAAAGAAACGGACGTTTTAAAACATGGACATTCAGATCAATTGACGGCTCTCTGACTGGTGCTACTCGTTGTAATAGATTTCTTACCGCCGATGACCTTGTGTCTGGTATCGAAGAAGCACTGAACAAGAATCGACTGGACACCTTATGGACAAAAGTAGTAAATGACTTGCGTTCCCGTAGACTTGAAGGGTGCAAAGAGTTTTACATTGCTACCAGATGGTCAGTGCATGACCCTATCGGAAAGCTACAGCAGCTATACGCCGGAAATCCAAGAGCGAGGTTTATAGCAGTACCGGCACTTGACGAGAATGGCAAAAGTAATTTTTTATTCACAGTAAATGGGTTCTCTGAGAAGTATTTCAACGATGCAAAAGAGTCCATGGACGAAATCTCTTATAACTGTCTTTATCAGCAACAACCGGTAGAACGTGAAGGATTATTGCTTCCGCCAGATAAGCTAAAAAGATTTTTCTTTGGCAAAGAAGACGTTCCCGATGGATGCACGGACGAATACACAATTATACCAGACAGAGAAGCAGATGCGATATGGGCAGTATGTGATACAAAAGATAAAGGTACAGATTTTGAATCATTACCTATTGCATATCAATATGGGGATAAATTTTTCGTCCCGGATGTTGTTTTCGATGATACCACAGATTACGACATCCTGGACAGAAAGACTGCTGATATTTTGATAAAACACAATCCGCATAAAATCAGATTCGAGTCAAATAACGTAGGAAATCGTGTTGCGCACAACATTCAAAAGATAATCTCAGGGAAATGCCGAGCGGATATCGAAACAAGACCTACGCAAGCAAATAAAGAGACAAAAATTCTCGTAAACTCTGATTACATATCAAAACATTTTTATTTTTTGCATCCGAGCCAGTATAAACCAAAATCCGACTACGGATTATTTATGGCGAATGTAACCACATACACTACAAGGGCAAAAGTGGCTCATGATGATGGACCTGACAGCTTGGCGATGTTAGCTGAGTTCGTACAAAATCCTTTAGGTGGAAAAGCAACAGCCATTCATAACCCATTTTGGGGAAGGAGATAGAATGAGACGATTAACAGAAACAAAAAAATATTTAAGCCAAGTATATGCTTTGAATTGCAGAATTGAAAATAAAAAATCTGAGCGTGACCAGTTAAGAGAACTTGCTACCTCTGTATCTTCTTTTACAAATACGGAAAGAGTTCAAACTTCTAGTAACCAGGACAAAATGGGCGATACAGTGGCAAAAATCGTAGATTTGGAAACTGAAATTACGGCTACAATCGTAGAATACCTCAGTAAAAAAGAAGAGGTTATAAAGACAATTGAGAGTGTCGAGAACATAAATATGTATAATCTTCTCTACAAACGGTATGTAGAGGGGAAACCTCTGACATCTATCGCTGAAGAAATGGGATTTTCCGAAGATTATGTAAAGCATTTACATGGCGATGCCCTGAATATTGTAAAAAAAATCAAACATTTTGAAAGTTGACACCTGATAGCACTGAATAACACTTTGTTTTATATTATAATATAAACTGTAATTTTTACACAAGCATCGGATTCGTTCCGGTGCTTTTTTCATGCCTAAAGACAGGAGGACAGGCAGTGGGGAGAAACAAAATAAACTTTGTCGACCTATGCCAAGGAGAGTTTGGCAGAAAGATTGCCTATACTGGCGTAGACCAGATTACTCCCCAGAATGTGGCACAGGTTCTTTCTGATACAATTGGAATCCATAACAGGAACAGAACCCTGATGGATTATCTTTACAGATATTACAAAGGCGATCAGCCAATTTTATATCGTGAAAAACTTGTTCGTCCAGAGGTCAACAATAAAGTTGTTGAGAATCATGCCCTTGAAACAGTCAAATTCAAGGCAGGGCAGATATACGGAGAACCTATTCAGTATGTCTGTAAGAAGAAAAAAGCGAGTGAAAAAACAAACGAACAAGTTGATAGGTTCAATGATTATCTGGACGAAGCTAATGCAGACGCCAGAAATATTCAACTTGGGATATACCAGAGTGCAGTAGGAACTGCATATAAAGCAATCCTGAGAGAGGATGAATGGACAAAGGATGGAGACTTACCGCCTTTTAGAATATTTATCCCATCACCGCAGGATGTATATATTGTTTATTCAAGCGTTACTGGCAAACCAGTGCTTTCTGTTCAGATTTTAAAAGATGAGGACAATCAGCAATATTATCAGTGTTATTCTTCCAGACAGTATTTCAAAATACAAAATGGAGCAGTAACAGAATCTGGAATCAATGGTTTCGGCGGCATTCCAATTGTCGAATACCCAAATAATCATGACAGACTTTCTGACATCGAAATTGCGATCACAATGTATGATGCAATCAACAAATATCAATCTGACAGGCTGAATGGTGTTGAGCAGTTCGTGCAAGCCCTGATGAAATTTAAGAACTGTGAGATTGATGAAGCAGAGTTTGTAAAGATGGTTAAACTCGGTGCGGTATCAGTAAAAGATGTTGGAAACGGAACACAATCAGACGTTGACTTAATGACTGCCGAACTAAATCAGTCAGAGAGCCAGGTTGCTAAAGATGATATTTACAACAATATGCTGATTGTTGAAGCGATGCCAAACCGGCAAAGCAATACCGGTGGAGATACAGGCAATGCAGTATATCTAAGAAATGGTTGGGATTTCGCTGAACGCGATGCAAAGCTAGTAGAAGCGTTCACAAAAGAAGCTGAAAAAGCATCTGCCAGAATTATTTTGAATATCATCCGAAAAACTTCAATGGATGTAAATATTTCGACCAGAGATTTTGATGTAAAAATCACAAGAAACCCGACAGATAACATGCTTGTTAAAGCGCAAGCACTTGATTATCTGTTTAAAAATAAAATTCATCCGCTTATTGCGTTGATTACTTGCGGATTATTTAGTGATCCGCAAAAAGTATACGAAATGAGTTTGCCATATCTTGGAACCATTTACCCGGAATTGGCAGACCCGGACTCAGAACTTCAAAAAGCACAAGAACTATTAGGGAATTTTAATCCAATTTCTCTGAATAAGGATGTGGTCAAAGAATGAGTAAGATAGCTTCTTATGACGAATTAAACGTCAGAGAACTCGGCAACCGCAGGAGCGAACCGTATAAAGAATATTTCAGCAAAATGTCGATATCAGACAAAGAAAAACAAGAAAGGATAGCTTTTTCCGAACAAATGGAAGAAGTTGTCCTTTATATTTTGGCACTGATAGAAACAACCATAGAAAGCGGAGAAACGAAACGAGAATACATCCAAACTCAATTTTATGACAAATATCTGGATGTAATTGCTTCGTATATGCTTATAGATACATATATCAAGCAATATGCCGTTGATATAACAAAGCAAATTATTGATACAACATTCGAAAGACTTTCTTCTGAAGATAAAAACATTACTGATGATTATTACCTGTCAAATGACCGGGCAATGTTTATTTCAGAGTGCGAAGCTAATTCAATACTGAACTACAGACAGTATTCAAAAGCTGTGAAATCAGGAAAGACGAAAAAGAAATGGATTGACGTAGGAGACAAAAGAGAACGAAAGACACACCTCGAGGTCGGAGAAACCACGCTTTCGATTGGTGAGCCGTTCTCGGTTGGAGATAGCTTGCTACAATTTCCCAAAGATACCTCATTAGGAGCTTCGGCAGACGAGATTGTGAATTGCCGGTGCTCAATTCAATACAGTTAATTTGGAGACGAGTAAAATCGTCTCTTTTTTATTAAAAAAATATGCACCCCGATAGCGTAATCATGGGAGACACCTTGAGCTGAGCGAACAGCGTAAAAAAGCGTATTGGTGACAGGAGATTTCAATGACAAGAGAAGATGTTAAAAGGATTTTTCCAGATGCAACCGATGACCAGATTACTTCTTTTCTGAATCAGTCAAATTCTGATGTAGCTAAAGAGAAAGCAAAAGCCCAGAAAGCAAAAGAACAGGCTGATAAAGCAGAAGCACTGGAAAAAGAACTGGAAGAATTAAAAAAACAGAACATGACTGAAGCTGAGAAAGCAGAACTGGAACGTCAGAAAGAAAAAGCTGCAAACGAAAAAAGAATTTCTGACCTTGAATCTGCACTTGCAACTTCCCAGAAAGAAGCTCTGACAGGCAAAATTACTTCTATTTTTGCTAATGCAGGAATGAAAGGAGATGCCTATGCAGGAGCAATCAAAGCGTTTTCCAATATGAACGCAGAGGATGCTCTCAAAGAAGCTCAGACGTTTGTCGATGGAATTTCCGCAGAAAATAAAAACACTCTCGATACTGCAAAAGCCGCATGGGAGAAAGAAGCTCTCGAAAAAACACCGAATCCGGGCGGCGGTAAATCTGGTGGAAAACCAGAAAAGAAGAGTGAAGCATCCGAATACGCCAAAGCGTACTCAGCAAAAATGTGTCCAGAAAATAAACCGGCAGATGATAATGCCCCAGTAAATATTTAAGAAAAGGAGATTTAGATTATGGCTTTTATGAAAACTGAGCAGTACGAATCCACACCTAACATCCTCGAATCCGAGGTAGGACTTGTACTTAAAACATATGCAGCAGAACAGACAAATGCTGAAACCGTTGGAACTAAGAAGATTATCAAGGCAGGTTCTGTATATCCGACAAACGCAACTGGTGCTAAAGGCATTGTATTTGAAGACGTCGATATGACAGACGATACAAAACGACCGATTTCCGTGATTGTTGCAGGACGTGTTCTTGAAAAAAGACTTCCGGTAACAGTAGAAACCACTGCAAAAGCAGAGCTTGAAAAAGCAGGTATCGTTTTTGTGACTACTACAGACCCAGAATTTTAAGGAGGTACAGCAGATGCCATTTAATATTTTAGAATCAATCACACAGGAAGAAAGACTTAACTTTTCTCAGGATTTCAGTGTTAAAAGGCCAGGTATCCTTGACACTATTTTTCCTGATGTTAAAACCCAGTACCTGAAAGCTGAATACTACAGACTTATGGCTGGACAGAGACTGCCGGAGGTAGCATTCGTTCACGCCCTTGATACCGAAGCGGAAATTGGTTCCAGACCGGGATTTGAAAAAGTCCTTACTGAAAAGCTCTTCATCAAGAGAAAAATCAATCAGTCTGAGAGATTACAACAGGCAATCGAAAACGGTGTGCCGGATGACGAGAACTTAAAGAAATTTGTATTTGATGATGCAGCCAACCTGTTTGAAGGTGTTGTTGCTAGAGCAAATGTCATGAAAGGTCAGTTCCTTTCTACTGGCGCAGTAAAAGTCAAAGAGAACAATGTGGATATGAGCATTGATTATGGTGTTCCGTCCGATGCAAAAGTAACAATGACAGACTGGTCTAAACCAGATGCAGATATCATGGGCGATATCCAGAAGATGGTCGCTGTCGCAGAAGACAATGGTTTTGTGGTAAACAAAGCTCTGACATCACTTAAAATGATTAATTACATGAGAAACAACACTGCAATGCAGACCGCAGTTCTGGGAGCAGCAAACAAACGCCTCCTTACTAAGCAGGAACTTGCTAATCTGCTTATGCAGGAATACGGAATCACAATTGATCGTTGCGACGAGAAATTCAGATTCAGAAAAGCAGATGGCTCACTCAAAACAGGAAGATACTTCAAAGAGGATGTATTCACTCTGTATGAAGCAGAGCCGAACGGTTCATTTGGTACTGGACTTTGGGGCGTGACACCAGAGGAACTTGAGTACAGACAGTTCATTCAGGAAGAAAATCGCTCCTTCGTAACACTGTCCATGTGGGCTACACAAGACCCAGTTGCAGTTTGGACTAAAGCGTCAGGCATGTTTGTTCCGGTAGCGGCAAAAGCTAATGGTGGTATCGTAATCGGTACCAAAGCGGGGAAATAAACGGGCATAGTCTCGACAAGAACAGCCAGTCACAATCTGTAGCAAGTGTTAATGATGCTTCAAAACACAAGTATACAGAAAGCGAGTTGTCAAGCATGACAGTAGTTCAACTGAAACAGCTCGCAAGTGACAATGGCTATGCCCTGACATCGATAAACAAGGCTGGTATTATCTCAGAAATTTTATCTCAGCAAGGGTAGGTGATCTTAAATGAACGAGCAGCTTGTGAAAGATCTGAAAGAGTATCTATCCGATGATGCGGAAACTGACGGTATGATTTCTTTGTCTGTGAAGCGTGCAATTCGTTCGTTCAAAAAGAAACGCAACTATCCGTCTGGATATACAGATGAAAAAATCAATACCGATATGGAATACTGTTATGATTGCATATTTGATCTGGCTCTCTATTTCCTTGTGAAACAGGGAGCCGAGTTCCAAGAATCGCACTCTGAAAATTCAGTAAGTCGAAACTGGGAATCCGAAACAGAAATATATATCAATCATGGTGTTTTTCCATTTGCAGGAAGTTTAATTTAATAAGATGGTTGGGTCACGTGGCACAGTATTTTTGTCCTCCCGGAGTGCCGCTGGGTTGCTTATATTCAGTAGGGAAAAGCAAATGTTAAGGGAGTGAAGAAAGGAACTGGCGATGGGATGTGAACATGAATGTTTTAATGAACACCGCATAGAAGAATTAGAGAATAGTCTTCGACAGATGCAAGAGAGACAATCCGACCGCCATAAAGAGTTTTATGAGCGTATCGGGGAACTGGAAAGAAAGACAGCATTAAGTGAGAATGACTTGAACCATATCAAGTCAACTGTGGATGAGATGAATAACAATATAAAGACTCTCATGGCAGTCCCGGGAAAGCGTTACGATACAATCATTGTATGTGTTATTACATCTATTGTCAGCGCAGTTATCGGTTTTATGTTAAGCGGTATTCTCCCAGTTTGATTCCACTTGTAAGGGAGGACGGTGGAAATATGAATTATACAGACTTTTCAGAAGATGAAAGAAAATTTTATTTAAAAGAAGCAGGCTTCGATTCCAGAGAAGAAAAACTGTTTCGATTACGGGCCTATGGCGAAAAGACACTATGGGAAGCATCTGAACTTATGGGGTATAGTCCGAGAACCATAGACCGAATTAATAAAAGAATAAAGAAGAAAATTTCTAAAGTTGCCCCGATGTACTGTCGGGGCTTTTCTTTGTATTGTGGCGAAAACGTGGCGAAATAGTGACGTTCAAAAACAGAGTTCCTTCCTATATAATATAATCATAGGAGAAAACACAATGATTATGTTAAGAAACCCTTACGAGGGTATATGGGAAAAGCATCGTTCTATAGATGATATGGATATGATTCTTGAATCCCGGACAGGAGGAACAGATTATGGCAGGTTATCCGTATTATCCACAACAACCAATAATAAACAATCCATACGGACAGATACAGCCGTATCAGGACAGGCTGGCGCAATTGCAGAATAATTACCAACAGGCAATGCCTTATGGTCAAATACAGATGCAACAGTTACAGCCGGTTCCACAATCACCTATGCTTCAAGGACAGATGGTGGATGGGATTGATACTGTAAAGGCTAAAGATGTGGATATGTCCGGCAATCCTGTTTACTATCCAAAAACAGACGGAACTGAAATTTACAGAAAACAGCTTCAATCCGATGGAAGGAGCAGGATTTTTGTTTACCGACTCGTAAATCCAGATGAACAGCAATCTAAGCAAGATGAAAAGCAGATTGACATTGAAGCAATGTTTAATCAACTTCGGAATGATGTTTGTTCGGAGATTTCTGAAATAAAGAGTATGTTTCCGACACAGATGTCGGGGACACCAGAGTCTAAGCAGAATGGAGGTAGGCAGAGATGAATTTCAACCCAAACGCCATGATGAAAAAGCAACTTGAAAGAATGATTTCTCAGAGGTTCGGAAGTGTTGACAACATGATGAACGATATGAGTAAATTTGCAGGAAATAATCCAACATTGAAGAATGCGTTGGATTTATATAAAAAAGGTGACGCAAGTCAACTGCATCAAATTCAACAGAATGTTTTTGAAGAAAAGCATTTATCTCCAGATGGAATTATCCAGAAATTCCTTGGATTATAACACTTCCCCACAATTGGGTGATTAAAAATCGCTACAATTCGGGACGACAGCCGCGGATGTCTCCTATTGTAAATAAAATTTAAGGAGACTAAAAACATGATGAATGGTTCAAATTACAGTCTTAGTGACATTGCTGCCGCTACAGGCTCTAATAGTCGCGCAAATGATATGTGGGGCGGTGATGGCTTTTCACTTATCTGGCTCGTCCTGATCTTCGCAATCTTCGGCTGGGGAGGTTTTGGCGGCTGGGGCGGTGGCTTTGGTGGTAACGGTGGAAACGGTGCGAACGGTGCCGGCTTCCAAGGATGGGCTACCCGTTCAGATATTAATGAGGAATTCGCCCTTAATGATATTCAGAATGGTATCAGAGGTATTCAGCAGGGTATCTGTGACAGCACATATTCTCTTAACAATACCATGCAGAGTGGCTTCAACGGCGTGAACGTTGGAATGCTTCAGGGCTTCAATGGCGTTCAGCAGGCAATCAATGCTGATACTGTAGCCGGTATGCAGAATACCAACGCATTACAGTCTCAGTTAGCAAACTGTTGCTGTGAAACAAGAGAAGCTATACAGGGTATCAACTACAACCTTGCTACCAACACTTGTGCTCTCCAGAACACAATGAACAACAACACCAGAGATCTTCTGGAAAACCAGAACAGCAACACAAGAGCAATCCTTGACTTCCTGACTAACGATAAGATTGCAACATTACAGGCAGAAAATACTGATCTGAAACGTGCTGCATCTCAGGATCGCCAGTCTGCATTGCTTACAACTGCTATGGCTTCACAGACTCAGCAGTTAATCAATGCAATTAATCCGGCAGCCATCCCGGCATACGTTGTTCCTAATCCGAATACCTATTACGGCGGATGCGGATGCAACAGTGGATGCTGCTAAGTAACTCACCCTTAGAGGTTGACTAATTCTAAGAGGTGGGTTACGGCTCACCTCTTATTTTGAGCTTCCTTTCTTTCGATGTATTCATTGATTGCATTGTTTACGATTTTACTGATTGGAATTTCTGTTTTTTGAGAAAAATCTTTAAGTTTTTTGTTTGTGCATAGTTCAAGAGTAGTTGAAAATCGAACTCTATTTTTTAGTTCATTTTTTGACATGTTACACATCCTTTCTGAAATTTAATTAAGTTTAACACAGTTTTTTGTTGTAGTCAAATAGAACATATGTTATAATTTAATTAAACTTAATTAAGGAGATTGACAGCACATGACAAAAATAAATGATTTGACAGGACAAAGATTTGGCAAATTGACGGTCGTTAGAAGATCGAGTAAAAAATCGGCAAATGGCTCTTATTTATGGGAGTGCCATTGCGATTGTGGAAACAATGTAACAAGGACAAGAAGTGCATTGAAAAGTAATGATTATAGCAGCTGTGGAAAGTGCGGAAGAAAAGCTTATGTAGACTTAACAGGGAAAAGGTTTGGTAAGTTATATGTAATTAAACGTGAAGGTTCTACCAACGGAAAGAGAAAAATTCCATTATGGTTATGCCGATGCGATTGTGGGAATACTTGCCTAAGAACAGCAAGTCACTTGAAAGCGAACTATATAAACACATGTGGTTCATGTCCAAACTCAAGGTCGGATTTAGTAGGAAAAAAATACGGAAGATGGACTGTTTTAGAAAAAGTAGAACGCAAAAATAGAAAGCTATCGTATCTTTGTAAATGCGATTGCGGTAAAATTAAAGCAGTAAATGCCGATAGTCTATTAAGCGGACGCTCATTGTCATGTGGTTGTTTGCAAAAAGCTATACTTTCTGAAAGAGAAACCACTCACGGAATGACGCACACAAGGATATACAATATTTATCACAACATGAAGAACAGATGTTATAACCTAAATGATCGTAGGTACAAGGATTACGGTGGTCGTGGAATCAATATATGCCCTGAATGGCTAGGAGAACATGGCTTTGATAATTTCTACAATTGGTCTATAAAGAATGGCTACACCGATAGTTTAACGATTGACCGTATCAATGTAAATGGAAATTACGAACCAAACAATTGCCAGTGGTCAACTAACGCAGAACAAGCAAATAATAAAAGGAACAGCATATATTTCACTTTCTTTGGAATCACAAAAAATCTAAAAGAGTGGTGCGATGTTATAGGAGAAAATTACGGAAAGATGTACGGAAGATATCATAGAGGATATGAAACTTTTAGGGGAAAAGATATTAACAAAATCGAGCAGTACTTAAAGAATGGAGGTAAATAAAATGAGTTGCAAGAATGTATGTTCGCTTTGTTCGAAACTGATTCTGTCAACGTCTGTATCGTTTACTGGTGGGAATCTTGTGGTTACACTTCCGGCAGGCAGTTATTCCAATGGAGAGAAGTATTGCATTGTGGTCGCACAAAGTATACCAGAAGCCACCACAATTACCGCTCCGGTAATGATTCAGATAGGAACAGGAGCAACTTTGTATCCGCTAGAGAATCGTTGCTGCGCACAGGTTACGGCTTGCGGAATAAGAACCAGAACAAAGTACGCAACCAGAGTAGCTACAAGTGCAACTGGCGGAGTATTCAAGATGTTGGGAAATCCAGCTTGTAGTCCGAGTAACAATTTAACAGCAATTAATGGTACAGCCCCAACGACAGACACACCTGTTACACAGGCTGCCAGAAAGGGGGCAATGTAATGCATAAAGTTGCAATGGAAATGGGTAAATGGGCCATGGAGAAAGCTAAAGCACATGGCTTTGATAATCTCAGTGCTCAAGACTGGGACGATTTGAAAGACTGCATGGAAGCTGTAAAGTGTGCGATTTGCGCAGATAAAGATTACAGAATCGTAGAAGCTATGGACGAATGCGAACAGGAAGAGAAATATCTTGGACGTATGGGATATGACAGATATCGTTATGCAAACGGCAGATTTGCCCCAAAGGGCAGAGGAAGCCGCATGGGGTATATGCCATATCTCCATATGCAGGATGACGACTGGGTAAGTGAATATCCGAGCAATCCAGAGTTTGAACGTAATATGTACCGCATGGGCTATCATCCAGACCGTAGTGATATGAGAATGGACGGTATGAACAATAGGCAATCCAGATATGGTGAAACCTACGACAGATACAGCGAGAATCGCAGACATTACCATGATTCCAAAGACGCTGAATCCAAGAGAAAAATGGATGATTCCATGAAAGAGTATACAGAAGATATCATCCGCAATATGAAAGAAATGTGGGATGATGCAGACGCATCAATCAGACAGCAGATGAAAACTGACTTGACACGTTTTATACAGCAGATGAATTGAATATGAAATGAATTTTGCCCTTGTTACAGGAATGTAGCAGGGGCTTTTTAGTTATGGAGGTACATAATATGTCGAGAAAAAAAGCGGAAGTCAAAATTAAAATGATTTGTGAGAAATGCGGAAAACCACAGAAACCAAGTACTGACAAATCAACAACTAATTGGAATGTATATGACTGTCATGAAAAATGTGAATGCGGTGGAAAATTCGTAATGAAATTCGAGGATTGATTATGGAAAATTTGACTGTAAATATTTTAGGAACCGAGTACAAAATATATTTCAGGAATGAAAAAGAAGACGATTTACTTGATGGAAAAGGCAGAGATGGATACACGGATATGTCCGCGCACGAAATTATAGTGTGTAACAAAAAAGATGATTGTGAATTAAGAGATTACGAAAATTGGAAGAAAAACATTCTACGTCATGAAATTGTTCATGCTTTTTTATTTGAAAGTGGACTTGATTCTTCGTCTGCCAATTTTTATGGAGCATGGGCTACGAACGAAGAAATGGTTGATTGGTTTGCAATTCAATCTCCAAAGATTTTTAAAGTATTCCAAGAACTTGATTTAATTTGAAAAGGATGGTGATAAACCATGCTAAGACAATTTTATATGAACGGAGACCTATGGAGAGTGCAGTTTGTATCTCCGCACGACAGCGTGTTAATTGATCGTACAGGCAATAGAACGCTTGGAGTATCGGATTATTCCACCCGTATTATTTCAATCGCAAATAACCTTCACGGAGAGCTTCTGAACCGTGTATTTATTCATGAGCTAGGGCATTGCGTGATGTTCAGCTATGGCCTATTACCAGAACTTCATCGTATGGTCAAAAAACGATACTGGGTAGATGCAGAGGAATTTGTATGCAATATTCTGGCAGACTATGGACAGTTTGTTATTGGCACGGCCAGAGATATCTTAGGAAACCAATTCACATATGTAGCTCCTATTGGGGCAGAAAGGATGATTGCATAGATGGCAAAAGCAGAAAACACAATTATTTTTGATGGCATTCAGTACAATCCCGGTGATGAATTGCCGGATTTAGGCAGTTGGGTATGTACAGATGCAAGAGGTATGGTTCGTGATTACGAAGGGCTTTCAAAAGATGTATCAAAGCTTCCGCATTATGTACAGAGTGGTTCTTCGGCGTTGTGCCTTGATACTTCTGAATTATACGAATATCACAAACCTACCGATACATGGTATAAACTGTAAAGGAGAAACACATGGCATTAACAGCAAAGAAAGTATATGCAATATTAAAACGCCAGATTTCCGATATGGAAGCAAAATTAAATAGCCCTGTAAGATACAGAGGTACAGTTGCGACTGCTGATTTGCTTCCATTAAATCCAGATATCGGAGATATGTACAATATCGAGTCTAAATCTGTCTATGGCGAAGCAGGAATGAATGTCGCATGGACAGGAGAAATATGGGACACTCTTGGACCGGCTATTGATATGGCACCATACTTGAGAGAGGATTCCGAGATCATAACATCCTTGAAAACCAAAACGGAAAATCTGGAATCTGCGAATTACACCGACAGAGGCACCTTAGCTGATACTGACGCATTTCTGATCAATGACGGTACGGGAATGAAAAAGAGTGTGCTGAGCAAGCTGTCAGACTTTGTCCTTAATAAAATCGCCGATAAAGTGTTTGCAAAGCTTCAAACGAACGACAAAACAATTCTGGGAGCGATTAATGAATTAAATAGTAAGGTCTTCATTAAAACTCAAAATCTTTCAACGTTTTCTATAAATATTAAGCTTAATAAGAACATCTATACATCGTTTATCATGTACGGAGCAACTTCACAAAAAAATGGATTTATGTACATTGTCTTTATTGATGTTGCATCGGCAAAACGGGCAGTAAATTTTATTAAAATTGCAGACTTTTTGGCAGGCAGGACTTTTTCGGGTACATACAGTGATGACACATCTACATTGACGATAAACGCCAGCGATACCATATGGGGAGGCATTAAGTTGCTGATGTTTAAAGAGGAAAATTATTAAGTTGTTTCAATCGTAAATGGTTCGTAAGAATTCCCATTTAATTCATTAAGAACCTTGAAAATTCCATAAAAAAATATACCAAATGGATGTGCTAAGTGTTATAATATGAGTAACATTATAACGTAAAAAGGAAGCCGGGGTATCCGACCAAAGACAACTCCCGACTTCCAAAAAGCACCACAAAGGGTACGGTATTATTATAACACAGTACCTTCCCTTTGTGTACCCGAAAGGAAGGTATTTTTTTATGGAAAATTTCGCGAATGAATTTATGACCAAGCTGGATGGGAAATTGACTCCGGAGCAGATGAAGACAGTCCTGGCAGAGCTGGAGATGTTTTCGGCGAATTATGATATCGAAAAGAAAAAGACAGAGGTTATTCCATATGACGACTGTATACCAGACTGTTATAAGACGTATTTGGTATCGAAAAAGATAGAAGGAATGTCAAAACAGTCACTGATAACATATAAGTGTAACCTTGATGACTTCTTCAGATCAGTGAATAAGCCGTTATCCCAGATAACTACGAATGACATACGTATATATCTGTACGGATTGACGGAAAGAGGGAATACAAACCGCACAATCGATGGAAAAAGACTTATCATACACACTTTTATGGACTGGTGTGTAAAGGAAGAATACTTGACAAAGAATCCATGCAGCAGAATAAGCCCGATTAAATTTGAAGTAAAACCGAGAGAACCTTTAGACGACATTGAACTTGAATTAGTAAGGGATGCTTGCCAAGACTATCGCGAACGCGCAATCATAGAACTGTTTTACAGTACTGGATGTCGTGTGTCGGAGATGGTGGTTCTGAAGAAGTCAGATATTGACTTTCAGACTAAAGAAGTACATTTATTTGGAAAAGGAAGTAAGCATCGTATATCTTATATTAATGCCAGGGCAGAAGTAGCATTGAAAAAGTACTGGTTCACGCGAGACGATTGTTGCGACAGTGCAATTGCAACTATTCGCAGACCTTATCGAGGAGTTACCAAGACACAATTGGAACAGATAGTAAGAAAAATCGGGGAAAGATCAGAGATTGGAAGAAACTTATACCCGCACCTTATTCGCCACACAACTGCCAGTGCTGCGCTTGAAAGAGGCATGAATGTTACGGACCTGCAGAAGATGCTGGGACATGAGAAACTTGATACAACTATGATTTATGCAAAGGTTAATCAAGAGTCGGTCAGATACAATCACCACAAATACGTCATTTAAGGAGAACTATATGAGAGGATTAAAACGGCAAAAGCAAACAATATACTGGTCTAGGGTGACAGAAGAACTTGACGGAATAGACACAATCAAGAAATATCAGAATCCAGAACTGCATTGTCTATCCGTGTCTGCGACCGCCGGAACGCCGGAAGAATTATCTGCCGGGTACGTCCCTGATTACGATAGGTACATCACGAATTTTGACCGTAGCTTTAAACCGCAGATTGCAGATGTGTTCTGGATAGACTGCAAGCCGGAACTGACCGAAGCAGGCGAACTTGTTTTAGGTGAAGACGGAGAACCTACAGTCCCGCCAGACTACCGTCTAAAAAAGATTCTTGATACCCAGAAAGGGAATGTGGCACGATATGGCATCAAGTATATAGGAGATGGTTCAGATGGCGAATAAGACTATCAAAATGGAATTGTCGCATAAATCTATACAAGACACGATAAAACAGCTCAGAGCGTATCAGAAGTCACTTGTAAGTAAGAATGAAATATTCATCAAAAGGCTTTCTGAAATCGGTCTGAATGTTATTCAAACTACAATGGAATCAATACCAGAAGAAGAAAAGGGAAATTATTATACCGAAATCGTAAATAATATCAAAGGTGAAATAACCGGTGTAACAGTAAGGCTGTCTGGTACAGATGTGCTTTTTGTAGAATTTTCAGCAGGGATTTCATACGGCACTGACAGCTATCCACTTCCATCCGGGGATGAGTACGGAATGGGTACTTACCCCGGAAAAGGCAATTGGGACAATCCTAACGGTTGGTGGTATAAGGACGAAAGCGGAAAATTACATCACTCTTTTGGAAATAGGGCTTATATGCCGATGTACCATGCGGAAGAAGCTATTATCATTTCCGTACGAGAAATTGCCAAAGAGGTTTTCGGTTAATCCTTTATCCATTCTATATGGTATCCAACAATATTCAAAATTTCTTCTACTTCAGAATATGAAAAGGTTTCCTTTCTGAAACGATTGCTAAAATTTTGAAATGTAAAATTTGTTCCATGCCTACGATTTATTTCGCTATTTACCTGACTCATAGTAAATCCTTGTGAAATAATTATTGCTTTTAATTTGGATTTTAGTTCCATAAAACGCTCCTATCATCTATTTGTTAAATTATAACATTATAAATGTAAATTGTAAATTTTAATATTCTTGAAAAATAAATTATATAGTTTATAATTAAATTAAATAATTTATATAG